GATTCGATTGTTGAGAATCTGCATCACGTCGCTTTGGTCAATGATATGACCATTGAACAGTATGCGGATTGTGACGCGTTTCCTAGCGACGATTTTGTGGAAGCGTTCGAGCTTGCCGCGAACGAAGCGTGAAAGGAAAAAAGTAAAATGTTTGGTTATAGTTTCATGAATTATAATTGTCTGCTTCGTCGGCTTGCGAAGGGTGCTAGGTCACGTGATTTTGTACGGTGTTATCTTAGTGCCGGTGTGTTCTATGCGTGTCCTATTGATTCTGTGGTGCTTCCGTATCATGGTGAACCTTTGGTGTTTCTTGGTTATAGTCGTAGGAGGTGATAATGAGCAGGATTAATTACACCGGTTATATTGCCGGATCGTTGTGTAAGAGTATCCGTCGTGATAATAAAGCACCTGTGTTTGCGTATAAGGATAATAAAAAACCGGATTGTGCGGGGTTGTTTGATTTTGTGATGTCGCATTATGCGGGTGAGGTGGCTAGGATGCGTGCGGGTGCGCGAAGGGGTGATGTAGTATAGTGTTGATTAGCCTGTTAGCTCAGTTGGTTAGAGCGGCATTCTTATAAAATGCGGGTGCCGGGTTCAATTCCCGGACAGGCTACGTTTAATTGAGAACCGTTATCGGTAGTGTGATATATTAGGTCGTGACATGTCGCTTGATGTGTCATGACCTTTTTTTTTTTGTGAGGTGTGTTGTATGGATATTGGTCAGATTGTGGCCGCTGTCGGTAGTGTTGGTTTTCCGATTGTCGCGTGTTGCGGAATGTCGTTGTTTATCGCTACGACTTTCCGCGATTTTAACGACTTGATGACGAAGAACAATGTACTTACTGAGGAGCTTATAGGATTGCTTAGGAAGGGCACCGACGGTGAAGATAACACGAACGCTGCGTAATATTATCGCTTGTGTATGCGACTCGCTGACGGGGGTTGTGGCTATCGTAAGCATTTGCGTATGTGCGTTGTTAATGACGTTTGCGCCGATTGCTAACGCGGACATGCGCGGTGTGGATGTGAGCAATTGGCAATGCAATATCGATACCGGTGTGCTCGATGCTGATTTTGTGGTGTCGGGCGCGACATGGGGTGTTGGTGGCCTGACTAATATGTGTCTGACCAATGGCGTCAATCAGGCCGCGAACTCTCAGCTTGGACGTGCGTCGGCCAGTGGTAAGAGCATTGGCGTGTATCACTATGCGATGGGGCGTGACGCGCGTGCGGAAGCCGATTTTTTCGTGAATAACGTCAAGGGCTATGTTGGCCGTGCGGTGCTTGCACTGGACTGGGAATCTCAGGATAACTCGCAGTTTGGCAATGGTGCGTGGATCGATACGTGGGTGCAACGTGTGTACGAGCGCACTCGTGTGTGGCCGATCATATATTTGCAGGCTAGTGCGCTGGGGCAGCTTAGCGGATATGTTCGTGCGCATTGTGGCGTGTGGGTTGCGCAGTACGCTTCCATGGCGGTCACGGGCTATCAGGAAAGGCCGTGGCTGTACGGCGCATATGGCGAAGCCATGAGACAGTACACGTCGAACGGTTTCGTTCCGGGTTACGGGGGTCGTCTTGATCTGAACTACTTCCGCGGCGAACGTTGGCAATGGGACGCATACGCGACAGGCGACCGCAAGGGCGGTGCGCATATCGATAGCGCGGCACCGTCCACGTCTGCGCCGTCTCAAACCGTCGAAGGCGTATCGCGGTGCGTGGTCGTGTCTTCGGGCGACACACTTAGCGGCATTGCTGCGCGTACCGGACTGAACCCGTGGACTGCGTGGACTGGGTACGCTTCGGGCAATCCGGGTGTGATCTATCCCGGCGAAACGGTTTGCTATCGCGGCGCGGCTAGTGTGCAGACTTCCGCCGTGCGGACGCATACCGTTGCGGCGGGCGAGTCCTTGTGGTCGATTTTCGGTGCCGATTGGAGTCGTGTTGCATCGCTTAACGGACTTGCTACACCGAGTCTGATTTATCCGGGTCAGATTCTTAAATATTAAAAATTGTCACTGTAAAACGGCGTGTCGCAATTGCGCACGCCGTTTTTTCTATGCTATAACTCTTTATGTCAGCAAAAAAGAGCTGATAAAATAACAACAAGAAAAAAGGAAACCATAATGAGGAAAATCAAGAAAACTCTACCGGTCAGCGAGATCAGCTATTACAACCGCGACGGCGTAATTCAATCCGTCACGGTCAACAGCAATATTCGTACCGTGGAACAGGCCGTCAAAGAACTCATGAAACGCGGTTTGTACAACGTGCTTGTTGATGATATCAAGGTTCGCAAATACACGTACGCGATGGACGCAGAACAGTTCTTCGAGAACGCCGTTCTTGTCGATACCGATAACGAAGCCGAAGGCGATACCGAAGCCGAAGCCGAAGCCGAAGTCGAAACCGTTAACGAGTGATACGAAAGGAAAACACAATGACCAACAACAACGAAAACACCGACTACACCGAGCAGACCGAGCAGACCGAGAACGCCCGTATGGACAACCGCCGTTTCATCTGCACCGTTGACAACAGGACATTTGAGGGCAAACGCGCGATCGTCAACGCGCGCAACAGTGCCAAGAGCCTGAACAGCTACGGCGAAGGCAAGCGGCTTGACGTGGTTGGCGCGTACACTGCGGCAGCTGTTCGACCGCAGACGGGGCAGCCTTGCACGAACGTCTATCTTTTCACGGCGGACGGCAGCACCTATTTCAGCCAGTCCGAGGGCATTAACCGCAGTATCTTGGATATTGCGGATATGTTCCCGGACATGAACGCCGAGAACGGTGGCATTCCGGTGGTGGTCAATTCGACCGCATTGGGTGGCGGCAAGTCCATCAAGTCGCTTCAGATTCTGTAACCGATATGTGATAATGTGAAGTATCAGCCCGCGTGCAATGCGCGGGCTGTTTTTATCGTAGGAGGTGCGTTTGTATGGCAAGGGCGAGAAAAACGGCGGATGTGTTGACGGCTAAGCGCAAGAGGGTGCGCCGCGCGATAAACACGATACGCAAGAGCATTACGGCGGGGATGCCGGAAAGCGAACGCCACGCGCGCGTGGTATACGTGCAACGGCTCGAAGCTGATCTACAAAAAACATATGTCGGGCGTGTCCGTGACAAGGCACAGCGCACCGAAGCGTATGCACGTGCAAATGAAATTGCCGATCGGCTCACCAAACAGGCCGCGACCGTGAGGGGCGGCGGCGGTAAACGCGGCGAACAGCGACGTGCGTTCAACATCTTTCGTCAGGAAATGCGCATAGCGTCCAACGGCGGCCCGTCGGCCTTGGGCGAGTTTGGTCGTGAAAAAGTCAAGATTTTTTGGCGGTTCACACAGAACATTTGGCAACACCCGGATGTGGCGCCCGACAAGCGTTTGGAAGCGGTCATGAAAGCGTATGGGGCAACGTCGCTAAGCGAACTTTTTGAAACCATCATGGAGCGGAATAAAAAAGCGCTGGAATACGCGCAGAACATGAAAATGCATATCGGGGGATTGGAGGATTACACGGACGTTGAGGGCGGTAGTCCGATTTGGCTTATCGCGGTGACACCTGACGTTGTACGATGAAAGAACGCAAAGACTTCCGAGTGGCCGCGATATTCGACACCGAAACCACGAACGTTGGCAAAGGTGCCGAAACGCGCGCATACCCGATACTGTACATTTTCAATGACATGCGTAATACGTCGGTGGAAGCGTATAACCCCGATACGGACGACGTGCGTTTCTACCGGCATACCGGCGAAGCGGTTGCGTATATTGATGATCTTATAGCGTATGGCGTGGCGCACGATTTTATACCGATCATTGCGGCCTATAATCTCATGTTCGACATGCAAACGCTCATGCTGGAACTGGCGCAAACATACACGCTGCACGTCAACGCGCAGACGGCAACGTCCGTGTACACGCTCGATCTGTGCATAGGCGAGAACGAAGACGTGGTGTGCCGCTTTTGGGATACGTTCTATCTTGAAATGGGCGGACTAAGTGCCATGGGCGAGACGTGCGGCCTACCGAAGGCCGTGGGCGACTGGGACTACACACTTATCCGCACACCGGAAACGCCTCTGACCGACGAAGAACTGTTCTATGCGCGACGTGATGTTCAGGTGATACCGCAATATCTGCAATGGTTGCTCCATGCTAATTCGTGGCTGACGGCCGACATGCTCGGTTGCCGTGTGCTCACCAAGACTTCGCTTGTACGTCAGATGGCACGCCGTGAAATCGGTGGCCGTCGCGTCACATTGCGCGACGGTAAGAAACTCACGTTACAACGTGCCTTTGAGATCACTTGCGGCCAAGAGTTTCCGAAGAACTATGGCTCGTATGCGCTTCGTAAGGCGTGTTTTCGCGGCGGGCTTACCTTCACATCTGCACGAACCGCGAGTATCGTGGTGGATAACGTCGCGTCGCTTGACGTGACCTCAATGCATCACGCTTTCATCAATGGGCGTCGCTTGCCGGTGAAATTCGCGCCGACACCGGCGGAATTGCTACAAATCGCGTGTGAGAACATTATTGCTACGCCACTTGCCGATGTGCTGTCTCATTACGACGACCCTTTTCGGGCGGGCGTGCATGTCGCCGTGCGTTTTACTAATCTGAGATTGCGCAAGGGTACGTGTTTCGACGCTTGGGGCATAGCGATCTGCCCGCGGTCGAAATTCGTGCGTACACTGCGCGCGGGCACCGATTACAGCAATAACGAGCGTGCGAAGACACAGGATAACAGTATACGCGCGCACGGCTATGTAGACTTGGCAATAAACCCAACATATGCGTTCGGCAAACTGTACCGGGCGGACGAATGTGTTTTACATGTTAACGAAATTGAACTGTGGAATATCGGGCAAGTGTACGAATATGACGAAATGCAAGTGCTGTACGGCGAAAGCACCACTAAAACCATAATCCCACCTGATTACGTCACCTTGCAATCCAATATGCTTTTCGCGCGGAAAACCGACGTGAAAAACCTTATCAAGGGCTACACCGAAGGCGTACCATACGCGGACGATATCCCCGAATCGATACCGGAAGGCATCGCGCACGACGCGAAGACAGGCGAACTGAGTATGAAATTCCTGCACTCCTACTATGGGAGCACTGTAAAGGGGCAATTCAACGGAATATATGGAACACAGGCGCAGGACGTTATGAAGGCCGATTATCGCGTGACGGAAGACGGCGAGCTGGAAGTGGACAGAACGACGATCTGCACACCCGAGAATTTCGCGGACAAACGCCCGCGAACACCGCGCGTCCTGTACACCTACGGTATGCGGATTGTCGCCGGTAGCCGTATGCACCTTATTATCGCCATGACGCTCGTCTATGCGCGGCTGGGCGATAGGGTGACAGTGACCGGCGGCGACACGGACAGTCTCAAGATTCGATGTGATACGGACGTGAGCGACGCCGATTTGCTGGAAAGTCTGCACCCGCTGCACGACGCGATCGAAACCGCTATTAACCGCACAATGCGGCGCGTGCGCGTCACCGCGCCGGATATGGCGAGCACGTTGGAGCATATAGGCAAATTCGAGGTGGAGGACTGCGGCGGTACTACTCGATACACGAAGCACATGGAGTTGTGGAACAAAGCACGTGTGAGCCTCGATGTAGGCGGACGCGTACATGTGACGTGCGCGGGATTGCCGCGCCCTGACGGCGCTTACACAATTGAGGAGTTTTTGCATGACCTTATAGCGGGCGGACATGATTTTGCCGAAGCCGTCGAAATGTCGCTCGGCTATGACGTGCTTGTGGACTATGCCATATGCCATACCTTGCAACGCACCCGACCGCGCGTGTGGGACAGATATGTAGGCACCGTCACGGATTATCGCGGCGAGACGGCGCACGTGGACGTGCCCGAAGCGATCGGACTATACCCGTCGGGCCGATGGTTGGGCGAATCCGATAAACAGGCAAACGAAGAAAACATTATGTATTTGCAAACCACGTATAATAGACATGTGGAGACAACACCACGCGAACTTGCATTAACGACCACCGGGAAACCAAGGATTGTGAGTATAGATGGCGAACTACTATTATGATCGACTCAGAACGCAAATATTGCCGCGCAATGCTGACGTTAATCTGATAATCGGGGCGCGCGGCCTTGGCAAAACCTATGGCGTGCGCCGGTATATGCTGGAGGATTATATTAAAAACGGTATCTGCTTTGTTGAGGTCACTAGATACCGTGAGGAAAACAACGACGTAGCGGCGAATTATTTTGATCGGATAACAGAGGATAATATTTTTCCCGGCTGGAAATTCAGAACGCATAATAAAGTCGCCGAAGCGCGTCGTACCGGTGATAAGGAATGGCGAACGTGCGGCTATTTCATTCCGTTGTCATTGCAGCAGCAGAAGAAAAAAAGCACATACGTTAATGTGCGTAATATTTGCATGGATGAAATAATTATAGACCCCGACGATGTTTATCACCATTATCTACGTAACGAATACGAACAACTGGCAAATCTCGTAGACACTGTGACACGTGAACGCGCCGATGATAACAAGCTTCGCAAACCGCGAATATTTTTACTGGGCAATGCGTGCGACGCGTATAACCCGTATTTTAAACGTTACGGTGTGCCCTTGGAGCCTGATTTTGGGTTGCAATGGCTAGATGACAAAACGTGTTTGTTCGATTATGTCAAAGATAGGAAATATGCCGAACAGAAGATCAAGAACACCGTAGCTGGTCGAATGCTGAAAGACACCGGCGGTGTAACCGCTGAAAACCGTTTCAGACATTACGACACCGATTTTTTGGATAAAACTCACGCACATGCAAAATTGTCGTATGTGTTTCGGTGGATGCGCGTAGAGTATGGCGTTAGCGTTGATTTGCGCTGTGGATACGTCTTTATCGCTACGACATACGACAAGGTTGCGCACGTGCCTTATTTCGCCATTACACGGGATGATAACCAGTTGAATTATCTCACCGCCGGCATCGCTAAAAACATAATCAAAAATCTTACGTCCTATTATGCGCTTGGATATCTGCGGTACGATACGGTGGAAACGCAACACGCTATATCGGATATGCTGCGGGCATTCGGTGTAAAATAACCGTGGCATACTAAGGCGAGGCGTTGTGACGACGACGACAAAACATAATCATCGATACCAGCGGTTGACTCCGACGATGATATGGCCGTGATTTGGTAAACGCGCCGCCGGTTCGTCACGAACCGTGTCGCACCTATGCTAATATTGAGCCGTACCGGCGTACATCGTACCGGTACGGCTCTTTTTCATATGAAAGGAAAAAATAGTATGGACGACGAAACCACCGAGGAAAGGGACACCGCCGAACGCGACGACCTCACCCCCGACGAAGCGCACCGCGCGGGCGAGTTCGACGACCTTCGGGACATGCTCACGTCGATAACCGATAAACTCAACGATGTTATTGAACGCATCGATGGCATCTATGACAAGTTCGCTGACTCCGTGTCGCAGATGATCGAAAACGGCGCGACCGTCCGCGAAGACGACGCGGCGGAAGCCATAGCCGAAGCCGCCGCGAACGACCTTGAAAACCTTGATTACACGCTCTGACAACAAATAGGAGGAAATATTATGGCCGTAGACAACGCGACTATTTTGGATAAGGTACGCCTTAAGGGCACCGACGATTACCAGCAACGCATACCTAGCGCGACGCAGACGGGCGTAGCCAACACCATGCGCTATCTTTTCGACCCCATGAACCGCCAGTATCTCAATGACTGCGTTTGGAGTATGGTTAACCGCATCGGGCTTACCGTGATGGCGCAGAACGAACCGTTCGAGAACCCCTTGAGCGTATTCAAGAAAGAGAATCTTTACTGGGGCAGCACCGTTCAGGAAATCGCCGTCAAGTGGATTAAGGCGCACGGCTACAAGGACGATGCCGAAGACCTGTTGAAGATGCACCGCCCCGAAGCTGCCGTGTGGTTCTACGAGATGAACCGCAAAGACCAATACCCTATTTCGTGGACTGACGACGAACTGCGTCAGGCGTTCGTGGACGACTTCGGACTGAACCGTTTCGTCGCGCAGATCATGGAAACCCCACGCAATTCCGACAACTACGACGAAATGAACATCATGCTCGCCCTGATTCGCCATTACGAGCAGAATCTCGGCTTCTACAAGGTGCATCTCGATGCGGCACCGACCGACGAAGCGTCGGCCAAGGCGATGCTCAAGGCATTGCGTGCGACCGCCGGGCGCATGCAGTTCCCAAGCACCCAGTACAATGCGCTCAACATCACCGACATTCCGGCATACGCGAACCCGCAGAACATGGTATTGCTGATCGAACCCGAATATCTCGCATCGCTTGACGTCGACGCGTTGTCAGCCGTGTTCCAAATGGATAAGGCGGATGTACCGTATCGCATCATTCAGGTGCCGAATCTTGGCATTCCCGGCGCGGTTGCATTGCTTGTGTCTACGGACTGGTATCAGGTACGAGACACGCTCTATGGCACCACGCAGTTCTACAACCCGCAGACGCTTACCAACACAATGTATCTCAACCATTGGGGCATCTACGGCGTGTCACCGTTCACACCATGCGCACTGTTCACCACCGCCGCCGGTACAAGTATCAACGTCGTCACGCAGGCCGTTACCGGTTTCACGCTGACCACGGATAATGAACGCGTTAAACCGGGTGACGTTGTGCAGCTGCATCCGAAACTCACCGCGACAATTACACCCACTGGCACACCTATCGAGGTTGCGCCGAATACCGCAACTTATGAAGTGTCTGCATACCGTACCGTGGCCCAAAGCACTGTAGCCGTGCCATTGAGCGTCAACACCTTTGTGGACGATCAAGCGCGCTTGCATATACAGCGTGACGGCTTGTCGGACGGCACCACGATTAAAATTGATGGTGTGGCGACGTATATTAATCCGAACGGCGCGACCACTGTGTACGATGCTTATCGCACGATGACTATTACGCAAGCGAGCAACGCCGCCGTATCCGATGCTACGCACAAGGCACCGACCGTGGTCAAGGCACCGACCGTGGTCAAGGCACCGACCGTGGCCAAGGCACCGGCTGTGGCTGAAGCGCCGACCGCTGAAAAGTAAAAACAGCCTGATAGAATCGGGGATACCGGAAAAACGATATCCCCGATTTTTGTATATGCGAAAGAGGTGCATAAAATGAAATTCCCGCACTTGGACGGCGTGACCCCGTTCCCCGGCGCAGACGCGCACGTGTACGAACAATATACCAATGTCTACGACTATCACATGTGGACGCCGACCACCAAGATCAAGCTGTGCCGTGTGAAGTGGCGCGACGACGGACGCGACGCGGTGAAATTCAAGGACGATGCGGCGCGCGATGCGTGGTTCGATTCGCTGGACGGCGAAGCCGTGACGCTTGACACGAGCATGTATATCGCCCGTGCGGACAGCGACGGCGTGAAGATACCCGTGCCGTACATGACCGCGCAGCGCTATAACTATCTTGTGGTGGACTTCAGCGCGGACGTCATGCGATCGCCGTTGCAACAGGCGGACTGTCAGACACGATACCATTATTTCGTTACGCGCATCACGGCGGAAGCCCCGAACACCACTACGCTCGTACTGCAACGCGACGTGTGGATGGACTATATCAACACGACCACGATAAACGGTTTGTTGCTGTCACGCGGGCACGCGCCGTTGGCGGAAACGACACCGCAGAAACTGCTAAGGAATCCACGCGAGAATTGCCGTGATTTTACGCTGCCCGATATCGATTATGGCACCGCGGCATCGAATATAAGGAAAAGCACGCCGTTTAACCTACAGAACGGCATAAGATACATCTGTTTGGCCGCTACGTTTTCGCCCGATCAGCTGCAAGCCATGAGCGGTGTACGAGGTACGAACATTACGGACAGTAACCCGTCATATGACAATAATGACGGTGCGGTTAGCGGTTTCGTATGGGGTGCCGGAAACGTTTCCACGTCAAACGTCATCGGCGCGGGCACCGCCTATAATTCCGTCGATAATCTCACCGCAAGCAACGTGACCATGTACGCGCTCGAATCGTCCAAGATATCGGCTAATTATTTCGATACTCTTTTCACATACTATCCACATATCATGTCGCAAATTACAGCGGTTTTCGTCGCCACCGCGAACATGATGCGACTTGGCGGCACCGTCGGTGTGAACGGCGTCCAATGGCATACGGTCAGCGGCACACGAACGAAGCTATCCGATATTAATTTGAATATGGATGATTTTGGATACGCCACCGAATACGCTCGAATAACACGCTTGTATCTTGCGCCATATGCGCATTTGGAGATATCCGACAATATCGGCAATAAAACACGTGTGGAAATAGCGGACTGCGGACGGCTCTCGGTGCAATCCGTCACGTCTCTTAGCTATCCGATATTGCGGCAAATAGCATGGCTTGACGGTATCGGTGCCGATGGCAATACGTCCATTAGTATTGACGCGATCAACGGCGCTAACATCACCGCCGACGTGCCGAACGCGGACGTGCTCAAAACGCTTGTATCGCACAACATACCGACCTATGCGTTGCAACGTCGCGCGATCGACGCACACCGTGCCGAATCATACAATCGAGAGGTTGTCCAAGCTCGTGAAAACGCCATCATATCGTATGAAAACGGCGCACACTCGGCTAACGTGTCGCTTGCCAACACCAACCGAAGCAATACGAACAGCATAGCCAACACGAATTTGTCAAACACGCTCAATTCTACCGTTACGAATAATTCCAATGCGGCATCGAATCAAATCTACACAACCAATACGACGCAGCAAAATCTTTTGCTCACCGCATCCAATGACAAAATAGACAAGCTGAACACAGCCACTTTGGACTTAACAACGAATCTAGTGAACACGGAAATTACGGCAAGCGCGATCGGCACCGTCACCGCAGCGATAGGCGCTATAGGCACGGCGGCGACCGGTATAGCGGTGACGGCGGCGACGGGCGGCGCGGCGGCACCGATGGTTGCGGCTGGACTCGGCGCGGCCGGAAGCATTGGCCTGTCAGGTGCAAGCTTCGCTACCGGCGCGTCCAAGACGACGGCGGAAGCCGCTTACAAGCAAGCGTACAACGACGAGGCCGCGTGGCAAGCGAAACTATATAACTCAAAGGCCAATAGTGTCAGCATCGCCATGGCGGGCACGCAGCTCGTCGAATCGACAAAACTTAACACCAACAATACAAACGCAAGCAACGCAACGAACACCAGCATTACGGCCAACAACGCGAACACGTCGAACGCGAACGCGGCGGCGTCGCGCGATCAGACAATCGACAACGCCAAACGCATCATGGTCAACACGCGCTCAAACGTAAACGCCGCATGGCGCGATCTGCTCAACCACGCCGCGCAACCGGTAGGCGCGTATGGCGGTGACAATTTCAGACAGGCGACGGGACTTGACACACTGACCGTTAAAATAGTCACCGAAGACAACGGCGCGATAGCGGCGGCGGGCGACTACATGCTGCGCTACGGAATCGCAAGCAACAAAATCTATAAGCAGCCGAATCTCACACCGTGCAAGCACTTCACCTATTGGCAAGCCGCCGACGTGTGGCTGCTCAACAGCCGCGCCGGAAACGATGCACTCGATACGATACGGGAGCGATTGACCGACGGTGTTACAATTTGGAATGACCCCGAGGAAATCGGTGGGAATTATCTCACCAATAATCTCTAAAGTAGAAAAAAGGAAAAGACATGGGACGCAAACGAACCCACAAGCAGCCCCCGACACGCGCCGGTTTGGGTGAAAAAGGTTTGCCGGTGTGGCAACAGTCGCAGCAGATCAACTCGCAGGCGTATTTCACGGCGTATTCGCAAATGCTCAATATCGCCCTCTCACGGTTCAAGTGGCTGAATCTTCCAAAAACGTGCAATGCGTGGTTTCTAGAATACAACCTGTTATACTACGGCTACGCAACCATCGCATATCCACGTAGCAAGCCGGGTGTGTTCTTCAGCACTCAGGCCGTCGTCAACTCCAATTTCAATGTCTATTATCGTCCGAAGAAATGGACTTCATACGGTATTAACGGCTGGCATTTCGACGTGGACAATTCAAACGGCGTATTCATCTACGCCAACAAGGCGCGCACACCCTTGGTGCCGACGCTCGAATTCTTCGCGCATGAGATAGAGGACTTATACCAAACGCGCCGGCAGAATCGTTTCCACCAAAAAACGCCGTTCATCCTTGAGGTTCCGGCGGGACAGCAAACGGCGGGTGTCAACGTCATAAAGCAAATCTCGGGCGGTGAAATGGCAATCATGGCAACCCCCGGTTTCACGGACAGTATGAAGGCGCAAGTACTCAATACCGGTGTCGAATATATCGGCATGGAATTGCAGAACGACATACAGAACACTTGGAACGCGTTCTATCAGTCGCTAGGCATTAAGAATCTACCTATGAAAATGGAACGCCAGACAGCGGACGAAATAAACGACTATGGTGAACCGACCGATCTTCGCGCCTTATCCGAGCTTGAGGAACGTCGCGCCGCGTGCGACGTGCTCAACGACCGATTCGGAAAATACCTAGACAAACCTATAGAGGTCGTGTGGAATCAGGACAACATCAGCAAGAACTACGATTACATGACGAATCTACAGACACAGGAGGAAACCGACGATGGCACCATATGACGCAATACCGGCATACGAGCCAAGCGAACCGCGCGACGATTTTCACGCAGTCGCCACGATCACGCTGGGTGAGCTGCTCACGGAAGGCGGTATAGACTGGACACAACAGCAATGGTCATGGCGCGACGACGCATACAACGACGCGCAATACACACGTTGTTGTCGCAAGATAGAAAACCGTTATTACGATCGTGAATTAGGCGTAATGCCGCCGAGCAGATGGCGAAGACACTTCATGCGGCTTATCAGCGAGTTCATGCCAATACTGAAACCGCTCTACGAACTTGCGAACGGCACCCCCGGCATGTTCCTATCGGATACCGACACATGGCACAAGATGCGCACCGTGTTCTCGGACTTTCCGGCCACGCAACTGCAGCCCAGTCAGGATTACGCAAGCAATGCCACCGATACACAGTATGAGACCGTTGTCAACGGTAATTTTATAGAGAAGATAAAGGCGATACGCCAAGGTGACTACGTGGATATCGACGTGCTACTATTGGAGCACTTGGAAGAATGTTTCAGCCCATTATGGACGGTAAACATAAACTGTTATTAGGAGGTAAAAACATGTTCCCATTGCCATTGTACAGCGTATGGCCTTATACGCCGGTCATACCGGCGTTCTATTGGAATGCCAAGAGCACAGAGGAGATAATCAAATATCTTGCGTGCGAATACGATCACATCACCGCATATTTTGACGAACTCACGAAGGCAATCAATAATCTAAGCGCGGCCGTGCAGACATTTGAAACTGATGTGGAAAACCGTGTAAGCGCTATGGAGCAATCGATGACGACGTTGATCGAAAATCTTGAGCACGTGGGCGACAAGATGATAATCTACGACCCGACAAAAGGTGCATACGTCGATAGTAAAATTGCTATGCGCGACATGTATCGCGAATTGTCCGTGTTCGGCGCGCGAGTCAACCAAATAGCAAGCAAAACCGTGGACGACATGGCGATGCACCGCACGGACGAAACCGCCGCAGTCGGCAACCTCACCATTTTCGACGACGCTACGCCACGCGTCACCGATCCGAAAACCGGCAACCCATACACACCCATACAATAACGAAAGGCCGACATATGGACAGTACACCATACAATAAGTTACCGCTGTACGACACAGGCACAGTGGCGGACTTGCGCGACGAATACAATCGCGCCATGCAGCTCATAGATAAAAAACTGCACCAACTTGACGTGCAGATTCAAATACATCACCCGGAAGGCGCGTGAAAAAATGGCATCCACAACCGACAATTTCAATCTCGATTTATACGACACAGGCGACCCCGCCAACCTCAACGATCAATACAACGCATCTATGCGCATCATAGACAGCACCATGCTCACCATCTCGGGCAACGCCGCAAACGCCCTCAACACGGCCACCGAAGCCAAAAACACCGCAAGCACAGCGTTAAACCTTACACAAACCAACAAGACAGATATAGCCACACTCAATACAAACACAACCGCACTTAGCACAAGCATCGATACAATAAACGCAAACCTCACCGCATTAGGGGCAAACACCGTCAACGACGCAACCAACCTCAAAAACACAATAGGCAAAAACACCCAAGACATCACCACAATAAAAAACACCCTCAGCAACTTGGAATACAACAGCGGCTATATGGTAACGTTCGGCGACTCATATTCAGACTCGATTACGCCGGAAAACACGTGGCCGTACTGGCTGCACCAATACATACCGACACTAACACTCCGAAACTACGGCGTCAGCGGTGCCGGATTCAACGTGGACACACGAACATTCATAAACCAAATAAACAACGCATACACAGACGGCACACTGGACAAAAGCCAAGTTAAACTAGCCGTACTGGCGGGCGGACGAAACGACATCCTGAACTACAACGATGCCTACACCAAAATACAAGAATGCGTAAACCGAATGATAACCATCTTCCCAAACGCACGAATACTAATAGCACCAATGCTATTCGATGCCGGCTACATAGACGCCGACGGAAGAAACAAACTAGCCGGACTCACAAACGGATCAGAAACAATCACCAGCCACACACCAAACACCGAAACACTCAAATTCGCCTACCTATGGCTAAAAGGCAACACCAATTGCATAGGCTCGGACAAAATACACCCAAACCGGCTAGGCGCACAAACCATAGCAAAATACATATATGACGGCGCATACGACAACTACAAGCCACGACAAGCCATGCAAGATACCGTGTTCGGCGACGCAAAAGGCTTCATAACACTACAAGACGGCATAGTGACATACGACATCGCCGGACACGTACCAAACATAGGCGCAGGCAACGGGCGCGACCTACCCGGATGGGCATCCACATGGCACAACGTATGGGTATGGGGCGTAAGCTCAGGAAGCACCACCACACCCCACCTATACCAATTCCTAGGCACCAAAGTAAGCATGATGAACCCCAGCGAACAAACAGGCAACATGAGCGTACACGCCACATGGACAGCATAAACCAAATATAAACACAAGGCCGATTGGTAATAACACCAACCGGCCTTGCGTTTAGTTTATATCAAGCGTTCTCATCGATCGAGATAACATACTTTCGACACACACCCCGATAAGTACGAGACATAAACTCTTTAGTCTGCGTAAACTCATATTCATCAGTCAACATGAGTTCAATAGCCCAAGACAGAGCAGATTCAAAAGTAACAACACTATCGTCAATAGTGCCGTTATCGGTGACAGTGCCCGAAAATACGCCATCGATACAAACCATGTAGGAGTTATCCGGCACAATCTCCACAACAAATGCATCATAATCAACCATTTCATTTTTCCTTTCACGCTTCGTTCGCGGCAAGCTCGAACGCTTCCACAAAATCGTCGCTAGGAAACGCGTCACAATCCGCATACTGTTCAATGGTCATATCATTGACCAAAGCGACGTGATGCAGATTCTCAACAATCGAATC